AACATTAGGTCAAACTTATCAAAGTTATGATGGTGTTACAGCAATTGTAGGACAACCAACAGAAGGTCAAGCAATATATCTTGCTGAAGGTGCAACATCAGGTGATAATGTATATACAGCTGGAATGATAATCATAAAAATGTTTGGACATAAAACATTTTAATTAACACTTAACTTAGGAGAAAAATAATGGCTAAAATAAAAGCTGGAAAATATGTCGTAGATAAACATGAAGCTAAATTGTGGTTGGGTGATAATGCATCAAAAGGAAATGTATCTTTAAGTGCTAGTCAATTGATCAAAGGAACAACTGGTACTTTCAAAAGTACCGTAGCAACAACTGGAGCAATAACTGCTCCAACAATAAATGGTCCAACAACTTCAACACATGGTGCTGGAGCTATTGGTACTGAAGTAGCACCTTCAACAAAAATAATGCAACATGGTGATGAAATCATAACAGAGATTAAACTTGACTTAACTGGATTATTTGCAAAAGGTACTGCTCAAGGTGATGCTATCGGATTAGCAGCTGGTGGTGCTGCATATTTGACTCAACTTACTGATGCCGTAAATGGTGTAATTATTAAGACAGAGTTAATTTGCATGGAAGTGCCAACAACTGGTGATACTTTAACAAGAGACTTTGACTTAATTACAGACACAGATGCTGCTGTAGCTGCTGATGGACCCGTTGGAGATGTATCATTGTTAGCTGCGGCTGGTAACTTTACAGCTGTGGGTCAACAAAAGGAAAGTATAGCAGGTCATGCTACTACAAATAATCATTATTTGTATTTTTGTGAAGGTGATACAAGTGCTTCAGATACTACATTTACTGCTGGTAAATTCATAATCAGATTAACTGGAATTAAAACATTCTAATAATCTATAAACCTTAAAACAACTTAAAAGGGTAAGATTTATTTCTCACCCTTTTTTGTTTAACTTGATATTTATATATGATGAATAGTACCATTTCGGAGAAATAAATGTCAAAATTTAATTATTTATATGAAGATCCATCATCATCGGATGAGGTTATCGGTAATACCCCATATGGTATTTATGATGGTGATACGGAATTTCAAAATGAAAGTTTACAAGTATCAAAATATGTGGCTAGAAAACTTGGACATCCTGTTATGCAATTGGAGTTCAATAGTGGTTCAATATGGGCTTGTTTTGAAGAAGCCGTATCTGAATATTCACAACAAATAAATCATTATAATACAAAAAATTGGATGTGGGAACACTACGGTTCAACTAATAGACAAAGTGGTTCTACATTAGGTGATATGGGTTCTCACGAATCAGAAGCTCCACATATGGGAACAACATTTCTACTATCAGAACAATATGGAGAAGCTGCAAATGTTGGTGGTGGAACAACAATGTATACAGGCTCAATAACAATAACAAGTTCAAAACAAGTGTATAATTTGGAGTCAGAGTCAAATATTTCTTCATCACATAAAAATAAAAGATTGGAGATACAAAGAGTATTTAATCAACAACCAGCAGCTGTATCAAGATTTTATGATCCATTCGCTGGGACTTATGATAACATTGAATTATTAAATTCATTTGGAATGGGTAATGTTTCTCCTGCAGTTTCGTATGTCCTCAGACCAATGTCATATGATTTGGCTAGGGCAAATGCAATAGAAACAAATGATTTAATTAGAAAATCAGCATATTCATTTGAAGTTATAAATAATAAGATGAGGATATTTCCAAAACCAAAGTCAACAGATAATGGAAACAAAATTTATTTTCACTATTATATGAAGGATGAAAGACAAAGTGTTACAAGAACTTATACAGATTCAAAAGTATCAGACCCATCAAACATACCATATAAATTTATTACTTATCAAGAAATAAATTCTGCTGGTAGACAGTGGATAAGAAAATACACATTAGCATTAGCTAAAGAATTGTTGGGTATTATTAGAAGTAAATATGCTGCAATGCCACTTCCTAATGGTGAGGTATCTTTAGATGGTGATGCCCTAAAGGCTGAAGGAAGAGAGGAAAAATTAAATGCATTGGAAGAATTAAAACAATTTTTAGAATCCGTATCGTTGGCTGAGGGAGCTAGAAAAGAACAAGAAGTTGCTGATTCTCAACAATCGGTGTTAAATAAAGCACCTTTAAAAATATACATAGGATAAATGGAGAAATATAAATGGCTAGTACAATAACAGCATCAACATTAAAAGTTACCATAAGAGAAGATATTAAATTAAATGGAGTTGATCAGGGTGGAGTAAATAAATTTAGTATTGATAGTATCAATGAAATATCTAAAAGAATAATAACTATTACAACTACTGAATCTGTAATAGCTACATTTAGTTCAGCTGTTGCTTCCGCTGGGCATTATGTAGCATCTGATGTGAGATATATAAGATTTACTAATCTTGATGATACGAATTTTCTTACATTAACATTTAGAAATCAAGATAATGATGAAGTAGCTCTTAAACTTGATGCAGGTAGATCTTTTGTTTGGAATGGTGATAATGTCGATGGTATGACAGCCGTTTTAAATGCAACTCAAGATGCTGATGCTGCTTCTAGTACAAATTTCGGAAGTCTAACAAATATACAAGCTGATGCAGATAGTGATTCATGTGATTTAGAAATGTTTATAGCAAGTGTATAGGTATAGGGGTAATTAGATGTCACAAACAAAACCATTTTTCGTACCACAAAAAGAGTTTGATTTAATCAATGCTATGAACGAAGAATTGATTGATGAGATTGTTGGACAATCGGTTGACATTTATAAAGTAAATATAGATAATACAAATGAAAATATATATGGTGAATCTACAACAAAATATTATGACATTGGATTTAGAGTAAATTGTTTGATATTGTATAATGAACCTGAAGTAAATCAAGATGAGTTTGGAGCGGATTTAAATGCTGATATTGAAATGTATTTTCAAAGAGAAAATCTTTCGAGTGGTTCACTTAACTTTTATCCTGAATCTGGTGACATTGTAGACTGGAATAATTATTATTGGGAAATCAATGGAACAACAGAACCTCAATTATTTGTTGGTCATCCAGGATATAAACATCAAATAAAAGCTACTGCTCATAGAGCAAGACTTTCATCATTACAAATTGAAGAGAGACCTAGATAATGGCTATTCAAAGAATAACACATAAAACAATTAAAAAATTTGATGAAAAAGACGGTAATTTTCAACCTAAACCTCAACCTAAAAAAGAAGTAGATGGTAATGTGGTTGAAGAAGATGTCTATGGAGAGAGAAAACATTATTATACACCTGAACCAAATGGTAACTTACAGATGGAACAAATGATGGGTAAGTTGATGAATAAGATAGATAACATAGGTACAGATAGTCAAACAGGTACAAAAGCTGTTGAGGTAGATATACAAAGAGAGATTGCAATATCAATGGTTGACCAAAATGCAGTTAAGTCAGAAGAAATAAAAGGAAAAGTTAAAACTAAAAAAGATAAGTTAAGAGCATTGAGAAGACGAAATGGCCGTTAATAGAATAACAAATAATCAAACAGTTAATAAAGAAAGTGTTGACAGGTCTAGTCAAGTTTCCACTAAAAATACCACTGTTAAAGGAAATCGTGAAATATCAATAATTCCAGGTAATAATGTTACAAACAATTATTCCATTACACTTAAAGATATTGATACCTCTATAATAAATCACATTAAAAACACGATGAAACCTAGAATAAAAGAATCCAACGAAACGACTAAAGTTCCTGTATACTATGGTAATGAAGAAAGATGGAAATCTGTTAGGCAAAGAGGAGTGTTAAGAGATAAAAATGGCTCACTTATTCTTCCTTTAATTATGTTAAAAAGAACAGAGGTGTCAAGAAATGATTCATCCGGACAATCTTTTTCTCATGATGTTCAAAATAAATATGTCAATGTAGTTAGAAATTCAAGTTGGAGTAAAGACAATCAGTATGATAGATTTTCAGTTCAACAAGGTCATAAACCGGCTTATGAAAATATTGTAACAACAATGCCAACATATAGTGATATAACATATGAATTTGTATTGTGGACAAACTTTATTGAACAGATGAATCCATTAATTGAATCGTTTGTAGACCAATCACACACATATTGGGGTGATAAAGAAGATATGAAATTTGTGTGTACAATTGATAATATATCAGATGCATCTGAAATGGATTCAAGAGGGGAAAGATTTATAAAGTCAACATTTTCAGTATTGACGAAAGCTTATTTATTACCTGAATATTTAAATTCAGTGATTACGAATAAAGTATCAAATATGAGAAAACAATTAACACCGTCAAGAGTGGTATTTGGATTTGAGGGTGATGCGACAAATAAACAAGTCGGAAAATAATTTTTTATATATTTATATATATACAAATAATTAACAATGGAGGTTATAATGTCTGAACCAGTAAAATTCACAGAAGAAGAAATGAGCGGTGTCAAAGATATTCAAAAACAATTTTTTGATATTCAAAGACAATTTGGTCAAATTGCTATGGCTAGATTAAGATTACAAGAACAATTGGATAATTTAGATCAGTCCGAGTCAGATTTGGTAGACCAGTTCAATAAAAATAAAGAAAAAGAAAATAAATTTTTAGATGAAACTACTAAAAAATATGGTGAAGGAAGTCTAAATCCAGAAACAGGTGAATTTACACCAAATAAATAAATAAACTTAAATAAATATCAATGTTTTGAAAATATTTTCAATATTTATATATGAAAATATTTATGCATAATTTTCTTGTGTTTTATCAAGTTAAATCAATTTTAGGAGAAATTCAATGGCCGAAAAAATAATCTCACCCGGCGTATTTACGAATGAAATAGACCAATCGTTTTTACCCGCCGCTGTTTCTGATATCGGAGCAGCTCTAATAGGTCCAACAGTCAAAGGACCAGCTGGTGTTCCAACCATCGTTACATCATTTTCTGACTTTCAACAGAAGTTTGGAGATGTATTTAAAAGTGGTTCAACATCAGTACAATATTTGACATCACATACAGCAGAACAATATTTAAAAAATTCAGATACCCTAACTGTTGTTAGAGTTTTGGATGGTACTTATGGACCTGCTACTACTAATGATACTATAGGTTCACAGGCTACATCAACTGGAGCAACATTTGCAAGTGCATCACTTACATTTACAGCTGTACCATCAGGTTCTGTATCTGCACTCGGTGGTCCTGATGAAATTACTATAGGAAGTACAAAGTTTATGTTTGTGTCTGAATCTGCAGGTTATACAATCTCAT